ACAAAACAATTTCTTATTTCTATATCTACTTTATTGCTTGATTTATTATGTCTTATAAAATCTCCTAAAATACAGTCCTCTGTTACTTCTGTTATTTTAAAATACATAGAATATTCTTTTAAAACATCCTCAAATTCTGCATCTTCAAAAATATTATTAACATCTAAAAAGAAATTAAACAATTTATACTTATCGAATATTTCCTTTGTACTACACTCTGTAAATCCGTAGTTTAATAAAAACTGTCTTACTATGTCTTCCATTTACTACTATTTCTTACGTTCACTCATTGTTTTTACATGTGGTGGTATTTTATCTGCGGTCATATTCCTAATGATATTTTGTTACTCTTTTATCGGACATGTCCGTTATTATGTCCATTAACTGTTCTCTTTTAAATGTTTTGAATAGATTGTTGCTTTAACCCAATAGTTTAGACAATTTGGGTCTGTTAAAGCTTGTGAGCAAAGTATTTCTTGAGTTTCTTTATAAGTTGTTTCTGCTTTAGAATAAGTAAAATAAAGAATCTCTTTTTTATAATTAATACCTGATTTTATTAAATCTTTTAATTCTATTGAACTGCTTATATAAGTTTGCCAAGGATATGTACCTTTATACTGACCTTTTTTTGCACCACTTGTGTATTTTGGTTTGTACATATACTTTTTTCCTATATAATATCTTCCATCTTCTAAAGTAATCTTATATATGAAAGCAAAAGAATTTTCTGGAGTTTTCTCTATTGTGTCGATAATTTCTCCTTTATATGTCCAATGATTAACTGTTTTCTTTTTTGGCGGCATCTTCTTCTAACTTTGGAAACTCTAAAGTTTCGTTATACAAATCCTCTATTTTTAAATTTTCAAGCCACTCTTTAACTTCCATTCCTTTAGGAAGCCCTTTTTCTTTTAACATATCGCGAATAGACATTTCAGCCATTTTTAAAGTTGCTAAAATATCAACCACCCTTACGTCTTGAGGGAAAGAACATGAAACACTGTTCCCTCCCTCACTATCGTTTTCTCTAATTATTGAAATTTGCATGTCCGTTTTTGTTTTCTTGCGTTGGATAGGGGATTCCTTGTTTTGTATATTCCACGTGAAAAAATTTCCAACCCTCTGTTGTTCTAACCCACATTTACTACTAATTTCCATCCTCCTGTGAAACTTGGAGGAAACCGTTCTTCTTTTGTTAGTGCGATGTATTCTTTCCCGCTTCTAAATAATCCGCTATACGGAGCTTTTTGTCCTGATTTGAATGTTACGTCTTCTGCGAACAATTCTAACAATTTTAATAATAGTTTTGTCATAATTTTATTCTTCTGTTTGTTGATTTTTCTTTTCTTCTATTGCCGATTTTAATTCTTCTAAAAGTTCTGGGTTATCAAATAATACAGGAACTAAGTTATCAATACCTTGTGCTATGCTTGCGCCTTTATACTTAATCCAACTGCCCGATTTTTCTAAAATTCCAAGTCTTAACGCCGCAGAAGCAATATCAGCTTCTATTGTATACCCCATTCCGTATGAAAACTCCAATTCAACAGTTCTAAAAGGTTTTCCAACTTTATTTTTAGTACAAGTCATTTTAACCATTCTACCTGTAACTGTTTCATATAGTTCTAATTCATCAGATTCTTTTGATTTTTTCTTTGTGGCGGGCTTTAGCTCAATAGTCATAGAACTGTTGTGGTGTAATGACTTTCCACCAGGGATAATTGTATCAGGTGAATACATATTAGCTTTATTCATGTTATCCCTAATCTGCGACAGTACAATTAATGTAGTGTTATACTGATTACACAAGCTAATTAAAATAGGAAGCTGACTTGCTAATGTAATAGCCCTATTTGCCATTGTTCTTTCCCCTGCTGATTTTTGAACTTGCTCATTTGAAGCACTGTTGTTTATAGAGTCTACAACAATCACATTATAATTAGGAATTTCTTTTCTAATTATATCACACATTTGCTCTGTTGTTTCAGGAATACAATGTCCAAACTTACTTGGGTCAGCTCCTAAATCCTCTAAGTAGTCCGTTGTTAATGTAGCCTCTGTGTCAATATACAATATTTTTTCACCAATTAAATTAGCTATCTGTATTGTTAAACTTGACTTACCTGCGCTTGGCTCTCCCGCTATAAGAACTAATCTACCTTTTGGAATACCTCCATCTGTCAAGTGGTCAAAACTTGGTCTACCAGTAAGCACTTTTTCAACATACCTCGGTGTTTCCCCTAAATTTACAATATTTCCTTTTGCGTATAAAAACTCTAATTTTTCAATAGCTTTATTTACTGATTTTGTCATTTTATTTTGATAATTGATTAATTCTACTACTAATTGAATTTAGAATCTGTTGAACTGCTGTGAGAATAATTCTAACTCTTTCTTTTTGTCTTAATGCTTCCACTTCTTCTGTTTCAACTGTTTTTAATTCTATTCTTGCTAAACGTTCCGAATCAGCTACTGTGTGTACTTTATTTGTTCTACTGTCTATTGCATTTCTAAAACTTTCTTCTTTTTCCGCTTGAAGTCTTTTTCTCTCATAGGCTTTAGCATCGTAATTTGATATTGCTTTTGCCGCGTCGTCTGAAATATAAAAAAGATTTAAGCTGATATTCTCCCTTAATTCTTGAAGTTCGTCTACATTCATATTATTCCTTTCTTTGTTGAATTTATCAATCAACTCAGATAGTACGAAAAAGAGGTGTGTATTAACAGCCATTTTTTAATTCATTTATTACGTTTATATAATCGTTTTTTGTAAAAACATCTTTTTTATTTGATAAGTATGTAAGTTCATCAATTACATCATCACTATATAATGATTTTAAATATATTTCATATTCAAAATGATGTTTAGATTTGTAGCCTTCATAAGGTATTTGAGCATCCCAAGTATTTGATTCTGCGGATAGTAAATGACAGTTTTTTAAATCATATCTTGTCCACATTGACTTCCCCCTATCTATATAATGACACACGTGCATTTTATCTTCTGAATACCATTTATTTTTAATTGGACAATATATCTTTCCATTTATTTTTTCTGCACTTTTTAATAAGTATTGTCTTAACCAATAGTCTGCTGTTCTTTTTAATTCACTTAGTGACAAGCTTTCTAAATCTTCTGTGTTAAAGTCTGTCTTTTTTTGTTTTTTGTGTGGCGCGTGAAATTTACAAAAGCCCTTACTAAAAACGATATTATTACAATTTTCCTTGTTGTATTTTTTCATTTCAAAATTTCAAAAACTTCTTCTTTTAATTTTTCTTCGCCCGCTTTAAAATTATATTTCTCTTTTATCCACTTTAAATACTTCTTGTCTTTTAAAAACAGTTCTGAAACAGTTGTCCCTTTATATTGTCCGAAAGGTATTATTTGGTTGTATTGTTTTTCTTCAACTGTCTTTTCTCTTGGCGCGAATACAACTTTGTTTCTTTTAATGAAGTCTTTTAATAGCTGTCTTCTTTCTTCATTATCTATTCCGCCCGCACAAAACATTATTTCCCCCGATTCTAAAAGCGCATAATGTAACCCATCCACCCAAAAATTACTTGATTTGTCTTTGAATCTCTTGATTACTATTTCTTGTTTCTTTGACATTATCTGTTTATATGCGCACGATTTATAAGGCTATGTTCAATTTTTTCTATGTCTTCAACACTTATTACACTATTAAGAAATTGACGTTCAATTGTATTTAATTTTTGAAAAAGTACCCATTCATCGATTGCACTTTTTTTGGTGTAGTGAACAAATGGAACTACTTCTACACCATCTTCTATAACTCCAAAATAGTTGTTTTTTAAAACTACTTCTACCATTATCTACTCTTTAGGTTCGTTCTGATTCACAAAATACCCGCAATAAAAAAACTGTTTTCTATGATGATTCAAATACCACACACGCCCATTATCACATACATATAAACATCTTTTTCTTCGTAGTTTATTTGTTCTTTTTATTACTCCCTGGCGGAAAAGAAAATCAAACTGTTCAAAAGACATATATTCATAATTCTCTCTCACTTGTTTTACAGCTTCCATTTCTTCTTCTGTATAACCAATTCTAATAAGCCTTTCTTTATATTTTTCCCACGGCTCTCTTACAAATGTTTCCATTAATTTAAATTAAAATTTTTAGTGTCCGCAGAGGGATTTGAACCCACGTGTGACCAAACTACGGTTTCAACTGGTTATGAGCCAGAGCCGATATGCGGACTAAAATTAAACAACACATCCACCAAGATTGGGATTTTTTAAATATATAGTGTCGGGACATACCGTCTTTTATATTATATATTAAATCATACTCGACAAACGTAACACTTTCTTGGTAGTGTTGATAATAGCATCCAGACTGCGTTTTCACTGAATTAGATTAGCGCCTCCTACTACTTGTTTGCCTTTCTATGTGTTGTTTTGTGGAGAGGACAGGACTCGAACCTGTAAGTGGAGTAACTTCTGTGTAGCTGTACCACCATGCTACTAATTAGAAATTACGCGTCTATCATTCCGCCACCTCCCCTAAAATTAACAACCCCGTTTAACTCACGGTTTTACAAGTGTAAGGGTTGTAGTTACTCGATACTATCAAACAAGATGAAACCGTATAATTCCAATGCAAAGGTATAGCTTTTATTTTACTTGTGCAAATTTTTTAACTGTTTTTTTATTCTTTTTGCGCGGAAAATTGTTTATTTTTTCTTCTTTTTAATTTTCTTTTCTTGTTCTAACATTTCTTTTGTTGGTTTCTTTCCGCTTCCTTTATTTTCGCGGATGTTGTTCCAGAGATTGTTCTCCACTCCTAATTTGTTTAGTTTCTTTTTCTTCATGTCTGTTTTTTATTTTTGCGCAGTTTTATTCAATTAAAATTCCTAACTTCTTATACTTTTCTCTACACTTCTCACAAACTACTGCATAAACTATTGTAGTTTCGTTGTCTTTGTATTTTATGAAGCTTTTTGGATTACTATCCCATTCGATTGTTATCTCGTGCCCGCAACTTGCTGTTATCATAATTTACATTGTTTTAATAAAATATTTAACTTCTTCCCAATCTTCCGCAAACATTTCTCTATCTGTATCAATAATAACTGTTCCCATATCCTGATACATCAGTCTAATCTGAGTGTCTACTAAAGCTTTTCCATGTTTTTTAGCCATTTCTTTGTTATTATCGCCCGTAACTTCAAAA